GAAGATCTACAATTATAGATTCAATAAAGCCACAATATCGGGTTCATTATTCTCTCAATACGGATATTACAATTACGAAATTTACGAGCAGTTAAGTTCAACGAATATAGACCCGACAGGTTTAAATTTAGTGGAGAGCGGTTTCATGGTTGTTGTTGGCGATTCATTCACGCCTGATGAATACGATGGTCAGGATAATACATTTGTAGTATGATAGATTACAATCTTATACAGGTATCATTTGCGAGGGCTGAACAGCCTGTGTTTACTGAACGTAAAGGCAGTGGCATTGTAAACTTTGGCGAAAAGAATACCTTCCCTACTTACTTAAACGACTTGTATAACGAGAGCCCAAAGCACGGGGCTATTGTGCAAAGCAAAACGACTTACATATTCGGGAATGGATTTGCAAAAATAAAAGACTATAAAAATCCAAACGATTCAGAAACGTGGAACGAATTATTAAGAAAATGTGTTTTGGATTATGAAAAGTTCGGCGGTTACTACTTACAAATAATTTGGAACAAGGGCGGAACGATAGCAAGCATCTATCATTTGAAGTATCATAAGGTTAGAACAAATTATGATAATTCTACATTCTGGGTGAAAGATGAGTGGGATATTTACAAGCAGATTTCTGCTAAAGATAAATTAAAGGAAAGGGATTATCCTGCATTCGATGTGAACGACAAAAAAGGCTCACAGGTTCTTTTTGTTAAGAGTATCGGAGATCAGTCAGATGTTTATCCATTGCCCTCTTATTATCAGGCTTTGAATTATATTGATGCTGATAGGTTAATGGGCAGGCACGTGCTGGGGATGGCTAAGGATGGATTTGTAGCCAGCAAGCTAATAAACTTCAATGAAGGCGAACCATCACTTGAGCAGAAAAGAGAAATTGAGAAAGCGTTAGAAAAGAAATTTACAGGCAGCGAGGGTAAGAAGTTCATGGTTGCATTTAACAAGAACCCGGCAAATGCAGTAACGGTAACGGATTTGGGAACTTCGCAGCTTACAAAAGAAGACTTTACTAATATCAATTTATTAATTCAACAGGAGATTTTTGCCAGCCATAAGATTACAAGTCCTTCACTTTTTGGAATTAAAACAGAGGGGCAATTAGGTGGAAGAAGTGAACTTAGAGATGCTTATGAGATATTTAAAAACACGTATGTAAACGAAAGGCAGCAGATACATGAAGAAGTGTTTAGCGGATTATTTTTATTGTCAGGTATCCCGGTAGAAGCAAAGATAATACCTACAGAACCGATAGGGATTGAATTAACTACTGAAATAATCACAGGGCTTGGGCTTCCAAAAAAATACTTCCTCGATAAATTAGGCGTGAACATAGAAGACTATCCTGCAACGGTAGATGATAGTGTTATTATAAATGCGATAAATTCTTTGAGTCCGTTAGTGGCTAATAAGGTTCTTGAAAGCATGGATGCAAACGAGATAAGAGGACTTGTTAAGTTGCCTGCAAAATTAGGAGGAACTACAGGTGCCGCTCCGCTTGATGCAAACGGAAATGTAGTTACTGAAATGGTGAACGATAATCTTAAGAATTTAACGGGCAGGCAGTTCCAGAATATAACAAGAATAGTGCGCCAGTACGGTTCAGGGAAGATAACAAGACAAATGGCGGTGGCTTCTTTGCGTTCAGGTTTTGGATTAAGCGAGCAGGATATTACAGACTTCTTAGGCGAGGAGTTACAATTCAGCGAAGATGTATTACATCACTTTGCTGAACATGGCGAAGACAGGAGTAATTTTATTTTGCTTCGCCAGTACGATTTGGATTCAGAAACAATACTACCGTCAGCTTTTGCGGAAGTGAATAAATTAGGATTAGACGTGTTGGGGGTTATTTCAAAAGATAAGAACGCAACACCAGAAGATATTGCAAAGACGGTAGGCAAAGATGTTGATGTTATTAATTCCGTTCTTTCTGATTTATTGACAAAGGAACTGATAACGGAATCAAACGGAGTTAGAAAACTTACAAAGCCGTTGAGTGAAATTGCGGACACTAAAATACAAGTTTTAATAAGGTATTCGTACGAATGGAAAAGTGAAGTTCCGGTAGGCCAAAGAGATACAGCGGCACATCCTTCAAGAGAATTTTGTAAGAAGTTGATGAAGCTGAATAGATTTTACAGCAGGAAAGACATTCAGGATATTTCATTAAGGCTTGGTTATTCTGTTTTCGATAGAGCAGGTGGATGGTGGACAATGCCTAACGGTGAACATTCAGTTTCCTGCAGACATGAGTGGAAGCCTAACGTAGTTCTAAAAAAATTATAATGAACGTATTATTCATAGATGAAAGCACAATAAAGTTAAGGACAGGTATCAGCGTAGCTATTGATGGCGGTAAGCAATTACGGCCAATGATTAAGGTTGCACAGGATATTTTTCTTATGCCTGCTCTTGGATCTACTTTGTACAAAAGATTACAGCAGGGAAAGAAAGACGGTAATCTAAATTCGAGCGAAGTAAATTTAATTGATAATTATATTACGGACTGCTTGATATGGGCTACAATAAGCTATCTGCCTGTGTCTATGGGTTATCAGTTTTACGCCAAAGGAGCATTACAAAAAACATCAGAAGAAAGCAATGCGCCATCTAAGCAGGAACTGGACTACATCGGAACATATTATCAGGACATCGCTGAAAGCTACAAGCAGACATTAATAAATTACTTAAGGCAAAACTATACTTTGTTTGCTGAATACAGCAGCCCCGGTACTGGATGGGATGTTGTTGAACCAATTACATTAGGTTATGAGTGCCCGATATTTTTGGAAGGTGATAAGGAATGTAAGAGCACATCACCTGCTCCGGTTGTTAGTGTACAAAGAATTGGCAAGAGTGTTTACACGGCTATTGGCAATGAAGTTGCGTTCAATCCAACTCCATCGCTTGAAGGTAGAGTTATCTTAATAGCGACACGTGCAGGGTGGGTAAGGGAAGTTGTTGATACTGTAAACACAGACACGATGAAATTACAAATTGTTGGTAATACTGTAACGCTTCCGGACATGGCATCACCGGGAGAGAGATTTGAATTTGTTTATACTTAATTATGAAGAAATATCAAAAGTTTGGAAACAAGAAAATCTTTATTGATTTAGTTTTAAAAAAAGCAAATGACCTACAAACAAGTAAAGCAGAATGTTCAGGCAATACTGGAAAGCCATCCGATGATAAGAAAGGTGTTGTTCAACACGCCAACGGAGTGGATTTATCAGGAGGGAAGTCCTGATTTTCCAATTGCTTTGTTTTCTATTGATGGTGGAGTTTTAGAACCGGGCTACAAAACATTCAATATTTCATTTTGGTTTCTCGACAGGTCGGGAATGGATGGGGAGTTTGAAGTAGATATTGTAAGCGATCAGGTGGAAATAGCTAATGACATTGTAGCTAAGTTAAAACAAAGCTGGATTAATAACTGGCTGATAGATGAGAATGTTAGCTTTGATGTTATCATGGAAAAATTTGAAGATTATTTGAGTGGCGTAAAATTTACAACAACTTTAAAAATTGCAAACAATTATGACACGTGCGCTATTCCTGCTATTTAGTTTAATTTCTTTTAAAGCCTTTTCGCAAACGCCTGTTGTTTATCAGGGCGTTGGGATTAGGATGAAACAGATGTGGGCTGATAGTGTGGCCCGGATTCCTTCTGATACTACTGTAAACAAAACGGGTATTGCTGTGAAGGGAACGACTTTGTATACTGGCAACGGTGTAAAGTGGACGGCAGTAACCGGTTCTGGTGGTTCGTTTACTGGAGTGGATTCTGTTGTTGTAAAGTCAAGTGGTTGTGTAGATACTTTCTATCAATGGAAGCAGGGAGTAAGAACTTTAATTACAACAGTAGACGAGCAGAACGGATTGAACTCAGGCGGGGCAGTTACGGTAGGCGCAAATGATACTACCTTCAACGTGGCTTCGGCGGTGTATAAGTTGGGTTGTGTTCGGTTTAGTTCTTCATCAGGCACGGTTGTACTAAACGGAAATAGCGACAGCACACGGGGCAGATATGACGTTATAGGTGTTAATAATTCAGGGGCTATATTTGCGATTCAGGGGACGAGAGGAACGAACCCTGCTGTGCCTTCTGTCAACCCTGCAACGCAAATAGGTTTAGCAAGTGTTTACTTCCCTCCGCTTAAGGATTCAGGGATAGTGAATATCTACAACACAACGAATGTAAACGGTGTGGATTCTAACGCTATTTATCAGGTTGACGTAACGGCTGATTCGCTTTGTTTTATTTTCATTTCACTTAGGGATAGAGATACAGTTTGCACAACACAATCAGGCGGTGGAGGTTCGCAAAACCTTGACCAAACTTTAGCAATAGGTAATAATACCGATACAACGATGAATTTTGTTGATACGCTTTCAACGAGTGATACTAAGAACTTCGTAACTATCTATCCGAGAGGTTACGGGCAGACAGGCTACCCGAATGGAAGACCTTCAATGTTTAACGCATTTGGTTATGGTCGTTATTCTGGCGTAAATGCAGATGGAAGACCTAACGTTGTTGGGTTATTGTGGGGGTATAACGGAGGCTTTAATAATCCAATTTTAGCAAATGAAGCTACATGGGGCGTAAGAACGGAAACGTGGTATCAGTTAGGAGGTATTGGGCATAGCGAGTTTCACGGTGTTATGCCTGAATTTAAAGCAATCAATGGAATATCACGAAGGCTTGGAAGTGCTTATGTAAATAATTTGACAGGTTACACAACCTATAATTTACAGATTGATAACATGAGTATTTTAAGAGGGTCAAGTGATACAGCACAACTTTCTTCATCTTTGAACAGATTACTTGTTGGAACTAAGGGTGTTGGGGATATTACTCTGAAGAATCAGGATTCAACAACAAGCAGCACACAATGGATTCTTGGACTAAACGGAACTTCATTTAACAACAACGTTTCCGCAGGCGCACAGCCGCTTAATTACTTCACATTTAATTCAGTTGTAAGTGTTGCACCCGGCACTTCTTACGGAAGCAGCTCTACCTACACAGGACTTGTAAATACTACCGTTGCCGTTGCTAACAAGTACGGATTTTCAACAGTATCATCAGGACTAACAACACAGAACTGGGGTGGGTTATACCTTGATGGAAATACATCAGGAACGATTACAGCTATGTACGGACGCAATACAAACGCATCAGGTAAAGTAATAAGCCAACTAATATCATCAGCAGGAGGCACGGCAGAATATCAAGTAATGGAAAATACGATAGGTGTGCCGTGGAGATTGTACGGCAAAACAGGAACATTGCAGCGAGAGTTTTACATCGGCTTTGGCACTTCTACTTGGGATTCATTAATGAAGTTCAGAGGCACAGATGGCAAGGTTCAAATCAGGACTAACTTAAACGTAGGTTCTACCGATTATGCTCCTGCGTCAGCAGCACTATCAGTTACAAGCACAACACAGGGATTTCTTCCTCCTGTAATGACAGCAACACAAGGCAGCGCAATATCATCACCTGCGGAGGGATTGATAATTTATGTAACCAATACCAATGGAACATTCACAGCCAAAGGATGGTGGGGCTGGGATGGTGCTGCATGGGTCAAATTAAATTAGATATGAAAAAAATATTTTTAGCAACCATGTTCCTGATATCTGGAAAATGCTTTTCGCAGGACACTCTTGAACTGCCCAAACAGCATTACGAAAAGCGAGCCAACGGGAATAGTGCGTTTGTAATTAACCCTGTAAAATTAGTTACAGGAAACTATACACTTACCGAAAACGATAACGGTGTAACCATCCACATCAGTTCAGGGAATATTACCATTCCTGTTTTCGATAATTCTTTTGTGTGCTGGATTTTGAGAATAGGTACAACACGTCCTATCTTTACAGGGGGAATTATAAGGTCAGGCTTTACGCCGCTTTCATCACGTTATCAATCCGTAACGGTTTCGGCATTACCAAAACAAACGGCAATAATTTATTAATATGGAATTTTATCAAAAGCATATTATGAAACTTGAAAAAAGCATAAGGCGATGGGCTGATTCATCCCGAATTAGGAAAATAATCAGGTTAGCGAATTTAAGAAGTTACATTTGGGTAATTTTATGTGTAATTTCATTTTGGACAAATTTTGTCCACGCTGCTGATTGGTACGTTTCAACATCTGGAACGGCTGCTAACCCCGGAACAATTAGCGCACCAAAGAACTGGGCAGGCATGGTTACGATAGTAAACAACGGAACTGTACAGGCAGGGGATAGGATTCTATTCAAGAGAGGTGATGCGTTTGTAGGCGTTCTAAATTCGGGCGATTATTACGGAGGCGTAGCAAAGAACAACATCACATTTTCAGCTTACGGAACAGGCGCAAAACCACGTCTAACGGCAACTACAGGTACAGGTGTATTCCACATCATGAAAAAATCAGGCTGGGTTTGGGATGGATTAAATTTTCAGGACGTTACTTTTTCCGTTTCCGACAAGTTAAGTATTGCTCCATGCGCTACAGGGATAAGGCTTGGTAACTTCGGCAGCACATCAGCAACTGATAAGATGAGCAACAACACAATAAAGAATTGCGATTTTAATAACATCGGTTTGGGGATTGTGATTTATGGTGATAATAATTTTGTAGATTCCTGCACGTTTGTAAACCTCAAGAACGTTGTAAACACACCCAACACAGGCGGTTCAACAGCGTATGAAGATTATGGCGCAAACGGTATAACCTTAGCAGGTAGTAACAATTCATTCTTACATGGGTACTATGAATCTAACTGGTGCGAAAGTTACGACTTCGGTTTTTCTGGTGGTGCTAATGAAATGTTCGGGGCTTGCGTAGATAATCTATTTGCTTACAACACTTACATAGATTGCGGTGGTATTGCTGAATACGGAAGTCAGGGCAGGGGCGATACATCAAGAAGGAATAAGATACTCTACAATAAAATTATAAATTGTGGTTCGCTTACTTACATAAACTTCTCATCTGTTTTTGTTTGTGTGGCCCTTAATAATCTTTACTACAATAACCTATTTGTTGAAAATTCAGATAGTAGATTTTCTGGAGTAAATGCAGGTACAGGAATAACAACAGCAGAGGCGAAGTCGCATTTTACTGCTGATTTCGCTTGCCTTGCATTTAGTTCGGGAAGTCCTGCCGTTGCTGATATTTTCACCTTAAAAAATAATATCTTTTGGCTTGCGAATCCTAATTACAAAGTAGCGAATAATTCAAACGTAGCTTCTAAAACAATACACACAAACAACGTTTACAGGCTACTTGGAACAGGCTCAACCACAGGATACAGTTTAGAAGGAACGGAATTTTTAAGTACTGGAGATTTGTTTGTGGCTCAACTTGGAGCAGCAACTGGATGGAACTACCAATTACTTACTCCATCGGTAGCAAGGGATGCAGGAGCAAACGTTGGCGGTACAGTTGACTTCGCAGGGCTTGCAGTTACTAATCCTCCAAACATCGGCATTTACGAAGATGTTATCCCTGCTTTGGTAGCTTCAAATTCGTTTACATCAATTACCTGCAATGGCGTTACATCATCAGTAACGGTTACGGCATCGGGTGGCGTTCCTCCTTATTACGGAACAGGTGTCTTCACAAGAACAGCAGGGCTTAATTTATTCACCGTTACGGATGCAGCAGGGAACACATCAACAACAAGTGCAAGCATCAGCCAACCGTCTGCAATAACGCCACAGGTTACTTATTCCGCTATCCTTTGCAACGGTGGTACATCAACGCTAACAGTTACAGCCACAGGGGGCACAGGAGCTTTGTCAGGAACAGGAACGTTCACACGTTCTGCAGGTGCTTATTCTTACACGATAACAGATGCAAGCGGATGTTCAGTTACAACCACAGGAACAATACCACAGCCAAACGTACTAACCGCTTCTAATAGCTTTTCAGCCATCGTATTCCCATCATTAACAACAAATGTGGTGGTTACTGCTACAGGTGGTACACTGCCTTATACCGGAACAGGAACATACGGAAGAACGGCAGGAGCTTTCAGTTATACGGTTACGGATGCAAACGGTTGTACATCGGTTACATCGGGAACGGTTTTGCCTGTTGTTCAGCCAGTACAAACTTTCATCATCAAAGGGCTTGCGCCACTAATTAAACAGTAATGGAAACAGGTTTAAACAGCGTATTACTAAGTGTAATAATTTTACTTCTAACAACGATTGGCGGTATGCTTTACAAAAAGTTGGAAGAGTTTTCAAAGACTATTCAGGATATTCTTGTCAACGATATGAAAGACAAGAAAGACATTGAACGGATAGATTATACATTAGACGAACACCATGAACGAATTGGTAAACTTGAAGATAAAAGAGCATGAGCAGGTACAATGATTTGGACTATGTAGTAACGTACTACAAAAATCGTAAACAAAAATCAAACAATATGAAGAATTGGCGCACAACACTTGTGGGTGCATTGCTGGCGGTACTTACAATTATCCAGCCTCTTATTGAAGATGGCTCGGTAACACCTATCCGCATTGCAATAGCAGGAGCAATAGCTTTGCTTGGTTACTTAATGAAAGACTTCAATGTAACCGGAACAGGTAGATAAAGAGGGGGGCTTAGCCCCTTTCTTTTTTAACTGTCAACAAATTGTATACGGTTTGATTCGATTTAAGACGGTTTTATCCGACAATTTCAACATGAACACGGCTTAGTGATGGATTTATCAAACAATTTCCTCATAAAAAAAAGTTTATGCAAATACGACCTCGAATTAGTCAGGAAGAATTTGATTTAATTAAAGGGCATAGAGCATTAAAAGAGGAATGCGAAGCAACAGGAATACCGCTTGATTCCGTTAATTACTATTGGTACAAGTCCGAAAAATTTAGCATCAACGCAAAAAACAAACAAAAGTCTTATCTTGATGTAAGGGATGAAGTAATTAAAGAAATGCAATCTTATGCACCAACCTATCCTACAATAAAAAGAGAGGATTATAAAGATAGTAAACTTCTTATTGTTGACCCAGCAGACCCGCATTTTGGAAAAAAATCAACAATAGAGGAAACAGGTCAAGACACAAACAATATTTCTACTGCCGAAAGATTTGCAAGCGGAATTGAGGGATTGATAAACAAAACGGATTGCTACAAGTTTGAGAAAATAGTTTTTGTAGGCGGTAATGATTCGATGCACACGGACAATCCTTTCGGAACTACTACATCAGGAACAAGGCAAGATACGTGCGGATTGTGGTATGAAAATTTTATAGCCGCAAAAAACGCTAACATAAAGGCTATTGACAGGCTGTTAACTATTGCAGATGTGCATTTTGTATTTTGCCCTTCCAACCATGATTTTATGACTGGATTTTTCTTAGCTGATACGATTCAATCATGGTACGCTAATAATAAAAATATAACATTTGATGTTACGCCCATTCATAGAAAGTACATACATTACGGACATAGTTTATTAGGGCTTACGCACGGGGATGGGGCAAAAGAAAGTGAACTTTCAGACCTGATGAAAACAGAAGCAAAAAAAGCATGGAGTTTAAGTAGATTTGCTTACTGGATTGTTCACCACAAGCATCATTCGGACACGAAAGGTTACAAAAACGGAAAGGGTGTAAAGATGGAAAAGGATTATAAGAACCTAACGGTTTTTAATACAGGGTTATCATTAGACCCTACCGACTATTGTTTTGTTCAGTACATGAGAAGTTTAAGCGGTACGGATAGATGGCATTTCACCAATGGGTTTGTTCATGCGCCTAAAGCAATGGACGCATTAATTATAGACCCTGCTTATGGACAGATTGATAAAATAACACATTTATTCTAAAGATGATTGAAAAACAAATAATGTTAAAAGGAAAAGTTTTATGAGTATCGGAGAAGCATATGTTAGAATACATGGGATGTTGAATGAGTTGACACCAGTTGAAGCAATTACATTGATTGAAAGAATTGGAAAGGAGATAAGGCGAAAGAACTCAATTAATGTAAATAAGATTGGGATAAAATCCGTTATTGATGCTGAAAGAATTGATTTACTTAAACTGAAAGAAAATGGCTGATGAAGATTTGCCGGAAGGATTTGAATTTGAAAGCACATCACGTTCAGAATATGTGATATGTGCTGCCAATGCGTTGCAGGCCATTGACGGCATTGATGAAATGGTTCAGACGGAAGCAGGGAGAAACAGAATAAAACGGATTAGGTTTAAGAGTGTAAAGATTATTGATAACATTATAAATGAATTGTATGATGAATTATTTGAAGATACTAACGACCCTGATTTGTCTTAGTTTTTTAATCAATGCTTGTTTCAATGCGAAAAAGTCTATCCAAAAAATTGAACGCAAAGCACCAGAAAAACTTGCCGAGTATTGCGGCAAGGAATTCCCGGTAACTCAAACAATCAAGTATGATACAGCTTACGAATTTTTTGATTTGGTTTGCCCTGATCCATTGGTAAAAACAGATACTATAATTGGAAAGGATACGATTCCCATAAAGCAAAATTCCATTATTGCAAAAACGAACAAAAATGGAATTGTAAAAGTACCTATCAGGACGATAACAATAACTGTAAAAGACACGGCTTCGCTTCGCATTGCGGCTATTGAAATTCAGAAATATAAAGATAATGCGGACAAGTTGGCGAATAAGCTAACATCAACACGGAACTGGTTATTGTGGCTTGTAGTTGCTTTGGCAATTAGTGTGGTGCTGAATGTGATATTGATTAGAAGATAAAAGTAACAGTGATGAGTGCTACTCTTACGAGCCTTCTCTCAGACGTACTAAACGTGCTGTTACTTCACAAATATAATAAAAGATATGCAACTAACAACCAACTTCCATCTATCAGAATTTGCCTGTAAAGACGGTACGTCAGTACCCGATGAATTAAAATCAAATGTACAGGCATTAGCGGAGCAATTACAGATACTTCGTGATTATCTCAATGAACCCATCCACATCAATTCAGGGTACCGTACACAGGCCTATAATAAGAAAATAGGAGGTAAGCCAAACAGTTATCACATGAAGGCAATGGCGGCTGATATTACCGTGAAAAGCAAAACACCGAAACAATTAGCTTCGGTGGTGGAAAAGTTGATTGCAAACGGCTCTTTAAAGATTGGCGGCATGGGGGTTTATCCGGGCTTTGTTCACGTTGACACCCGTAAGGTTAAAGCGAGGTGGTAAATTTTAATACTCATTAACACAGTCAGGGCTGAATCCGTTAGGGTTTGTAACCTTATAACCAACTTCATTTTGAAATTTAATTATAACATCATGCCAATATTTGCAGTCCAGCATATCGCATAACTCAATTTCTCTTATTACACCTTTTTTACAATTCCCGTATTCATCATATTCGATTGGGAAGTAATGCTGCAATGCGGCTGATGCTAATCCGTAAGAAGACCAAGATCCAACTTTTGCAATATTTTCTATTAAATTATCTGGTGTAAAAACAAAACTCTTATCCATCATATTATTTTTTAAAGGTTAATAAGTAGCCGCTTTTACAGCCCACATTGCTGATTGTTCAGCAGCGATCATTGCCAAGTCTTTCAGCTTTAACCATTCTTTCAGTTCATTATCAGTCCATTTAGGATTTCCAGCTGCACCATCAATCAGGTCAATCAATGCAGCAGCAGCGACTTTAATTTCATTTACATAATCGCTTTCAGATGGGTTTAAGTTTACCCTTACACGGCGTTCTCCAAGTGTTACTAATTTTTCAATCTGTTCCATGATTTTTATGTGAGTTTTACAAAGCCGCTCAAGGCTGTTAAAAGTTAATAATTGGTTTTGGTCGGTGATTACTGGCTTTCGCCTTGCAAAATTGCTTTTAATTTCTCAACCATAAAGGCTGCTTCAGAACGCTTACCATCCCAATAATGATATGCCTCAGATTCTTTAGTATACAAATCACGATTACATTTAAATGCAACTACTCTACTTCTCATTTCTTTAATTAAATCCTTCAATGTTTTTTCATCCATCTTTCAATTTTTAAAAGTTAATAATCGGTTGCGTAAAGCAGCGTGTTGTGTGCCATTATAGTACAGCGTAGTGTTCCATAGCATACTCCTTTGTAAGCATTTGGCTATTTGTTTCTATTCTACCTATTTTGACAAAATCATTTACAACTCCGTTTGTTGAATCATATTTTAAAGAAACGGTATTACTTATTGGTTCGTTGTAATCTATAAATGATTTTGCTTCTGTCATTGTAATTACGCTGGCTCTTGGGAATATATCATTATCCCTTTTTTCCATTGTATAAATACCATCAGCATAATGAAAATGGTTATTAACTCCATCGTATTCGGAATAGAAACAAATATCTCCTACCATTACTTCTGAACCATCTTTGTAAAAATAACGGCACATAACATCGGCCTTGTGCAAGTGGGGGTTTTCTGCTATATTCATCATTTGTTTTTCAATTTTAACTCTATTATTTTTTTTCATATTTTAATTTTTAAATTTTATTATTTATACCCGTACAGAAGTCAGGTTCAACCTGATAAATTTACTATAAAAAATAATTCTTTACAACCGTTCCGGAAGATAGTTTAATAAACTTATCTTTTATTCCAATACCTGCTTTATTCCTTAAATCGCTTATACGGCTATTTAAAGCAGTTATACCGATGGTTTGGGCTTCAAAGCAGTTGATAGTACGCCCTGATAATAGCCAGTCGTATACGGCTTTATTTTGCCCAGTTAATTGAGGTTGATTTATCGGGCTGCCTGTTTCAAAATTTAATTGGATTTGCATGAATTTTAAATTTTATTATCTTCTAACTTGTAAATCATTTTTACAAGTTGGGTAATTTGAGCAGCCCTTGCAGCACTTGCAGCATCTCTTGCAGTTC